CTTGAGAAGGCCCGAGCAGAGGGCGAAAAGACTTTAAGTATAGTTTCAGGGGATGCCAAGTTCAAAATTGGCTTTGAGGAGTTCAGCCGTGAGTTTCTTGACTCGCCGATCTTCGCACATCACAGGTCCTGGATTGACGTGCTTGAGGGAAGAGAACCTTCCTACCTTCACGAGGCGATGGTCTATGACCCTGCATCTAAGAAGCGTCTGCTTATCAACGTCCCCCCAGAGCATGCCAAGTCTACGGTCATCACGGTCAACTACTGTGTCTACCGAATTGCCATGGATCCTAATATTAAGATCACCATCGTTTCCAAGACTCAGGAACGCGCTAAGGAATATCTTTACTCGATCAAGCAACGGCTAAGCCACGAGCGCTGGTCAAAGTTACAGGCAGTCTATGGGTCTGCAGGGGGTTGGAAAGAGGATGCGGATACTTGGAAGGCTGATCGCATTTACCTTTCTCGTGATTCTACCGAAAAGGACCCGACGGTGCAGGCGCTCGGAATTGGTGGCCAGATTACTGGCGCCCGTTCCAACCTCATCATCCTGGACGACGTTGTTACGACTTCAAACGCGCATGAGTGGGAGAAGCAACTCCTCTGGCTCCAGCGAGATGTAGTCACCCGTCTGGGTGATAACGGTAAGTTGCTCATCGTAGGCACACGTATTGCTGCCAATGACCTCTACCGAGAGATTAGAAACCCTGAGCACTGGACAGGTGGCAAGTCACCGTTCACGTATCTTTCAATGCCAGCAGTACTTGAGTTCGCAGATAACCCAAAAGACTGGGTTACTCTCTGGCCTAAGGCACATATCCCATGGGAAGGCTCAGATGAAGATATTTTACCAGATGAAGATGGCCTCTATCCTAAATGGGACGGGGGCGCATTATTCCGTAGACGTAGTGAAGTCTCGCCAAGTGCGTGGGCGTTGGTATACCAGCAACAGGACGTACAGGAAGACTCAATATTTGCCCCTGTCTGTGTACAAGGTTCGATCAACAGGATGCGAAAGCGTGGCCCTCTAAAGGCTGGTAGCGCTGGACATCCTTCTGAGAAGGGCTCTTGGTACACCATCATGGGTCTAGACCCTGCCATGACTGGTAATACAGCAGCAGTGGTTATCACAGTAGATCGCTATAGTCGCAAAAGGTACGTCCTTGATGTCGAAAATATGTTCGATCCTACACCACAGAAGATTCAGAAGTTAATTCAAGACTGGGTTGAGAAGTATCATCCCCAAGAATTAAGAATTGAAACCAACGCTCATCAGAAAGCATACGCTTTAGATGATGATCTGCGTCAGTACCTAGCCTCAGCAGGAGTTCGCTTCTCGAGTCAGTTCACTGGCAAGAACAAATGGGATACACAATTCGGCGTAGCAGCCATGTCGGGTCTCTTTGGGACTATGCGTGGCACAACATTTAATAACGACAACCTCTTGGAACTTCCAGCAGTGGAAGGTTCGGAAGGCATCAAGGCTCTGATCCAGCAATTAATAACTTGGGAGCCTAATACTAAAGGCAAGACCGACTGTGTGATGGCGCTTTGGTTCTGTGAACTACGCGCCAAAGAAGTGATCTCAATCGGAAGAACCAATCAGAGCCATATACCCAACAAGTGGGCAACTCGTAAACAACAACAAGAACGCTACGTACTCAATGTCAACGACTATGAGTTTGGTGAGGAACAGGAATAACGATGGCATTAGATATTGATAGAATCGCTAAGCGCGTTGATAATCTCAAGCGCTTGCATTCTGAGCGCGATTTTCGCATGTCACAAATTCAGGCTGTTCGCAAAGGCCAGATTGCTAGCATCTTCCCAGATATGTTCCCTGAGGGACTACCTCACTCAATGGTTGCTAACTTTATCGACGTTGCAGCCCGTGACCTTGCAGAAGTTCTAGCCCCACTACCATCATTTAACTGCGGCGCAGTCAAGGTTACAGATGCCAAGGCACGTAAGTTTGCTGATAAGCGAGCAATGATTGCCAACAACTATGTTGCACATTCACGCCTCCAGTCACAGATGTACTGGGGAGCAGACTGGTACTTCTCATACGGATTCTTGCCAATTCACATTGAGCCAGACTTTGAAGGAGATATTCCTTTCATCCGTGTCGAAGATCCAATGGGATCTTACCCAGAGTTTGACCGTTTTGGACGCTGCGTAGCATACGCTAAGCGTTACAAGAAGACATCTAATGAACTTGCACATGAGTTCCCAGAGTTTGCAACCACTATCCTTGGTCGCTTTGGTGAAAACACAGGCAACGATATTGAACTTATCAAGTACATGGATAAAGACCAGACGGTTCTTTACATGCCACATAACAATAATTTAGTTCTTAGCAAGGTGAAGAATCCTCTTGGCAAGATGATGGTGCGTATTGCACGTCGTCCTGGCATTGATGATGAACCACGCGGACAGTTCGATGATGTCATCTATGTACAGATGGCACGTGCTCGTTTTGCTAACCTGGCAATGGAAGCGGCTGAAAAGTCAATCCAAGCGCCACTTGTTGTACCTAACGATGTATTGGACCTTCCTATGGGTCCTGATGCAGTTATCCGTACAACTCAACCACAAGGTGTCGGGCGTGTCCGTTTGGACATTCCTGCTGCTGCTTTTCAGGAGCAATCAGCACTCCAATCAGAATTACGACTTGGTGCTCGATATCCTGAGGGTAGAACTGGAAACATTGACGCAAGTATTATTACTGGTCAAGGTGTCCAGGCGTTACTTGGTGCTTTCGACTCTCAGATCAAGGCTGGTCAAACCATCCTTGCTGAGGTGTTCGAGGATGTCATTAAGTTAGCGTTTGAGATGGACGAAGTTCTTTTCGACAAGGAAAAGAGCGTTAGAGGAACAGCACAGGGTACGCCGTACGAGTTAAAGTACATGCCAAGCAAGGATATCAATGGACACTTCTATTGAAGTTCGCTATGGCTTGATGGCTGGATTAGACCCTTCACGTGCATTGATCTTCTCACTACAAGCACTAGGTGCAGACCTTGTATCCAAAGACTTTATCCGTCGAGAACTACCATGGAATGTTAATACAACCATGGAAGAAACACGCATTACTGTAGAAAAAATGCAAGATAATCTCACTCAGGCTATTACAGCAACTGCACAAGCAATTCCTGCAATGGCTGCACAAGGACAAGATCCTTCACCGCTTATTAAGAATATTGCCGATGTGATTGATCGCATCACTAGGGGAGAAAACATACAGGATGCTGCGTTGGCAGTGTTCACGCCGCCTCAACAGCCTGAACAACCAGCACAGCCAGAGATGGCTCCACCAGGCACACAAGGCCCAGTTGAGCAGGCTCCCCAATCCCCAGCCGCTCCTGGACAACCTTCTGGTGGAGTCCCTCAACAAGCAGGACCACCAGCAGATTTAGCAACTATGTTAGCAGGACTAGGAGGATAAGATGGCAGCGCGTAAGAAACCAGTCAAGAAAGCAGCAGTAAAGACTGTACGCGATGAGTCTTATTCAAGACTAGAACTCTATTGCATTGCAATGAATGAGTACTACAAAGCATTACGCGTCGCAGGATTTCCTGCAGACGTATGCATGACAGTCATGATGGATCGCAGTTCATGGCCTGATTGGATGTTGCCAGATGTTGGCATGCCAAACAAAATGGATCCACTCGAGTATATTGATGATGAAGATGAGGACTAAAAATGTCGAATATTGCACCTGTATCAGGAGTCGGAAAAGACTCAAAGCGTGTTGACCGCGGCATGGTCCAGAAGATTCAGCGTAACGCTAAGATTGAAAATGCTTCTGGGGGAGCATACGGAGAACGCAAAGATATGAAGTCTCTTGCATCTGCTGAATCTACAGGAACTACAGCAAGTGCAGTCTCAGCAGGAGATGTTGTAACAGCAGGAACTCCTGTTGCTACAGTAAATGCTTTTGCTCCAGGAACACAAGGAGCCCCTCTTTCAAGCGGTGCAAAAGGTGGTCCTGGTGTTGATGATTCAGCACAGCAGATACCTGTTGACACTATCAGCCCTGACTCTATGTTTGTTCGTGCATTGTATGCCGCTAACCCAGATTCTCGTCAACTAATGATGATGGTAGAAGCATATAACGAACTGGAATCTTAATGGCTGATAATCTAAACGCCATCCTAGAGGCTAGGAAAAATTCTTATAAGACAATGATGCGGTACTCAATGAATTCATTGTCTCCAGATGCACTATCTAATTTTAATTCGATCACCCAAAAATATCCTGGGTTGAGTAATGACCTAGTTGTATCTATGGTTCGTCAGGGATTGACTGCAGATACTCCTGGTATCAATAAGATCACAACCATTGATGGTATTGCTGCACTTAAAACAGACGCATTTAACGTAGATAAAATTAAAAAGAGCGTAGAACCTGATCGCGGATTCCTTGGTACTATCCAGGCTGGATTAAAAGAGGGCCTTTACGATCCATTTAAGGGTCTAACTCGTGGTCTTTTTGCTACTCTTCGTTTGCCTTACGATACTTTAACACTTGCAACACGAAATGCGTTAGCAGTTTATCGTGGTGAGGACATTTCATCAAAAGAAATGCTTGAAGGCGGTTGGTCCGAAGCAACTGCTTTTGGGTCTTTGATAAGAAACTTTTCAGATCAAGGTTCTGGCTTCTTTGTTGGCCCTAAGAGTGGTGCTGGAAAAGCACAGATTAAAGCCATGGGCAAGTATGGTCAGATTAATGGAGAATCATACACCATTGGACGACACATTTTTAATGGTATTGGAATGAATCCAGAAGAAAACGCATACAAAGTTTTATCTGGAATTGTAGATGCTACGCTAAACATAGGATTAGATCCATCTATGTATTTTGGACCTGGCGCTGTAGGCAAGATTCTTACACAGGGCAAGAAAGCAACCACATTAGCAAATGATGTTATGCAATACAACAAAGTTGGAATGACTCAACTTGAAAAAGAAGCAGTAGAACTTCTTGAAAAAGAAGGCAAGATTATACAAGACAAGATTACAAAAAAGATTTCTTCACCTTACAAGCGTGTTGCAAAAGACGTTAAGAAAAAAGAAGACGAAATTATTGCTGTTGAAAAACAGATTGTCGACAAGCAAATCAGAACTGCTCGTAAACTATTAAACTTTGAAACACTTAATGCTGCTCGATGGGCATCATATCCAGCAGACGATGTTTCTAAGCAAGCACTTTCCGATAAAAGCATTTCTGAATGGTTTGTAACCAACCCTAAGACTCAAACTGGTGAACTATCCGAGGCAATGGCTCTATTGTCTGCCGATATGAAAAGTACTGGTGGATTCTTTGATGGCTATATCCTTCTTGATGAAGTTCCACAGTATGGTAAGGTTAGCGCTGGAGCGCATTATCTAGATGAATATGCAGTTACTGCAAACGATGCAGATGAATTAAGATTACTTGATTTGGCTGACGACTTTACAAAGGCTGATGAAGCAACACGCACAGCAGAAGGTCTTCGTCGTGCTCAATTAGCAGATCGTTTAGATAAACTAGGCAAGAGCGTAGCAGATCCAGAATTTAGAGTATATAACGAACTAGCAACTAGACTTCGTGACGAAGCAGCAGCACTTGATGGATTTACAGGATCTTTGTTCGTTGTTGGCGATGAATTAGCAGCAGGAAAGAGTCTTGGTGCTCTTCTTGGTGAGATTGCAGCGCTAAAAAACCCAGCAGTAATGTCTAAAGTCTCAGAACTTGTAGAAGACATCTGGAAGGTTGATGGCTTTACCAATATCCGTTCCATCTATGGCGGAACTGGTGGAGTTGCAATTACCAATATGGGACGAATTGCAGCCACACGCGCTGAGATTGGCATCGCAGCATCAGAGTTTGCAGATCCTACAAATCTAGGACCTAATGTTCTTAGACTACTACAGTCTATTAAGAAGCCTCAGGATGAACTGGCTGTCCGTCAGAATGAATTTGATGACCTAGTTAATAAACAACTAGACCTTGAAGATAAAGAAAAATGGTTTAGTCTCCTACGCGAAAAAGCAAACGGAGATCCAGATATCCTCAGAGAGTTGATATCAGATCCTAAAGCAAAGGGTCTTAAAAACTTACTTAAACTAGAAGCAGAACTTGCAGAGAAGTCAGTTTACAAAGAATCTATTCTAGCAAGTGCTGGACTTACAGATGGCTTTATGGGTAATGTTCTTGATACACCAAACATGACCGAAGGAATTAAGTTCATGCTTGGCCGTCAGTTTAAGGTAGTTGCTGAGATTGTTGCTGGCGAAAAAGACGTAGTTAAACTTCGTAACCTATTTAGACGTAAATTAGACGATAGAGTTATCAAAGAACTTTCTTTGGCTACAACAGTAGACGACGTATACAGAATCTTACTTAACCAAGTAAGCAGTGGTGCGGATTTACTTGCAGTCAAAAAGGCTGTTGGAACTGGGCTTAAAATTGCAGCCAACCCAGTTGCTCGTTTAATTCCAGGTGTAAACCTAAACGCTATCCGTATGTCGGAAAATATCAACAGAGCATTTGGTCGTTTCTATGTTCGATCCACAGCACTTAATTTAGATGACCTTACATCATTAAATACTGGTATTGAAGACTGGATGAGTTCTATCAATATTGCATCTCGATTTGGTGCAATTATTACCAAGGCAACACGAGACAGAGTTATTGCTGATACACAAAGAGCAATCTTTGCTGCTGAAACTAACGCTGAACGTGCTGCTGCCGTCCACAATGGTATTGGCAAGTTGCTAGATGAAATTGCAGGTTCGCTTGGTGGAGACGTCACAGAAGGACTTGCTAAACTTAAAGAAAGTATTAAAGTATCTGGTAGAGATGATGTAGTTCTATCAAATTATTCTCTTGAGTTAGCACTTGCTAATGGTGGTGGCGGTGTTATTGAAGCAGGCGGAAAGACAGTTCGCCTACCAAAAGGAATGCTTGAGAGCCAGTTGGTTAAAACTGTACTTAATCTTCCAGATTCACGTGCAGTAACTAAATCTATTATAGATTTTAAGACTAACATTCCACTATACGGAACAGCACGATCAACTAAAGTTCTTCTTGAAGAAGCAGGAGATCTTTGGCGTACAGCGCAGTTGGTGGGTCGTTTTGCCTACATTATGCGTAACGTAGGAGAAATGCAAATGCGCCAGTTCTTATCTGGCCATAACAGTTTATTTAATAACCCTATTGGCTTTATCTCTATGATGATTGCTAACCCAGAAGGTAACTGGGCTCAAAGAGCGTTATCAAGCAGAAGCAAACTTGGGGTAAATGCCCTTGGGCAGTTCTTTAAGTCTACAGATGCAGAGGTCCAGTTCTCTGAATCTATCATTGCTCGTCAGGCTTTAACCCGTCGTGGCAAAGACTCTACTGCAGACTACGGTGCTCCTGGAAGAAAAGCAACAAGTATCTTTAGAACATACAACGTTGTAGATTCTACAAGTGAAGAATATCTACAGGGTCTTGCTTGGACAGTAAATAACTTCTCATCAGATAAGTTTATTCCAGATGTTATTCGCGTAATGCAAGCAGGAACACCAGAAGCGCAAGTTCAATATGTTGATGATCTCATTGATACATTTGATGAGCCAGGAAATAAGTTGCGAGAGTTCCTATCAGCAATCTACAATGATAATGATGGAATGAACGAACTGCTTCTTATTAATCCTTTTAAGGAAACTGGTCCTGGTGTTGTGAAGTCAAACATCAACAAGGACAATCTTCTTACGTATCTATTTGACGCAAAGCAACCTAACACAGTTATTGGGCAGATTGATCTTCTTGCTGGTCAAGGATCACAAAGAGATCTAGTTCTTTCCCTCCTGCGTGACGGAGAAGTAAAAGTTCCATTTGGTGGTAAGTTAGTTACTATCAGAACGCCATATACTCAAAAGGGTTTAACAACAGATCAAGTTCTTGCCGCAGAAAAGAACTTTGAAAAGCAAATTGCTGCAATCTTTGAGCCAGCCCAAATGGTAGGTTCACGCGTACGTGTATACAACGAAAAGGTAGTCTTTGATGGTACTACTAAAGTAGCGAAGAAATTCACAGACGCTTTCTTTGGCCTAGCGGCAAGAGTCGAAAGCAAAGTTAACTTCGGACCTGAGTTTGATGCTAGTTATTGGGACTTTGTAGCCTCATATGCAGATATGCTCAGCACTGATGATTTGATTACGTTGCGTAACAATGCCAACAAAGCCTTTGCACCCACATCTAAAGGTGGAAAGAAAATCATTGGTAGAGTTCCAGCACCACTACGTGTTATCAACAGCACACTCAAGCAGCGCTTAAAAAATCCTTCTTACGTCCACAGAGGCGGAGCAACACTAAGAACAGTTGATTCTCTTGCAGCACAGCAAGCATCTAAGTATGTAGAGGGATTGTTCTATAACGCTGCTAAGCAGAAGCAGTGGGCTAACGCAGCACGTTTAGTAGCACCGTTTGCTCAGGCTCACTACAACACTATTGGCAAGTGGGGAGAACTTATGTTCTCTAATCCAGCACCTACAATTAAGTTTTTCAAAGCGTTTGACTCTCTTAAAAAAGAAGGCTCAAACGTAATTTACGATATTTCTGGCATGACTTATGATGATAATCAAGGATTCTTTTATAAAGACGAAAATTCTGATGATCTAAAATTTAAGATGCCTCTTGTTGGTAGTTTTATTGGCGCTCTTGCTGGTAGAAACATCAATGCAAAAGATGCTCTACAGATAACTTCACCAGTACAATCTTTGAACCTTGCATTTGGTTCTGTTAACCCTATATCTCCTGGTATGGGACCTGCTATGGTCGCTGCTTACACACTAAGTGGAAGAGACAAAGCATTCGGTCCAATAGATGACTTACTTAGAGATATTGTTACACCATTTGGTGAGCCTAAAACTGCAACAGATATTATATTTCCAGCATGGGCAAAGAAAATTACTAACGCTTTCTTCGCAGATAATGCAGACACACAGCGTGGAGTTAAAGACTGGGCTTCGTACCTAGCCTCTACGGGCGACTATGGGGATAACCCATTTGCTAGTGATGAAGCAAGAAATCAATTATTCAGCGATGCAGAGGGTATGGCTAAGTGGGCAAATGTCTTTGGTGCTATATTCCAAAGCATTTCGCCAGCAACACCTATACAAGAAGTTCTACTAAGCATCAAGAACCCTAACAATAAGCAAAACTTTATGACCATGACAATGCTTTACGAACACTGGGATAAACTAAAAAAGCGTTATCCTGGAGATCAAGGAACAGCAGCGTCTAAATTTGCTGACAAGTTTGGTCACAAAAACATCCTAGTTGCTATTAGCAACACCACACCAGGAACCTCTGGTACAGCGGATGCTTGGACATTCTTGAATAACAACCCAGATGCAGTAAGCAAGTATGCTACTCCGTCTGGTGACATTATTCCTTACTTCTTCCCTGGCGGAGAGTATGCGATGAAGTATACTAACTGGCAGAAAAAGATGGGTGCTCGTCGTCAGATGTCCACTGCAGAGATAGCACAAGAGGCAGAGGGTATGGTTTACGCCATGCTTAAGAGCCAACTTGCTGAACAGCAGATTGCTGGTCGTTACACTGATTTCTGGTACAACGAGCAAATTGCTATCCTGAACAAGCAGTTTGGTGGCGCTAAGCCAGTAGATGCAATTGTGACTGGTGTTCAGGACGAGAAGATAGCAACAATTGGTCGGGCTATTGAAGATCCAATCTTCCAGTCATCTTCTGTTTACGAAGAGACAGTCACATTCTACAAACAGTTCGATGAGTTTAGAAAACTTCTTAATGACTTCAAGGTTTCAAACTATGCAGAACTATCATCTAAAGGCGGAGTTCAAACACTTATGCGTAATGAACTTGTTGCCTTAGCGGAAACATTAATGTCTAACAATCCTGAATTCTCCCGTATGTACTACGGTGTATTCGCTGGTATATTAAGAGAGGCTGAATAATGGCAGGAAAATATGTAGGATCTATGTTCGTGCCTGATACACCTGCTACCCAACAGCAAATGTCAGGAATCCTTGGTATATATAGCGACTCAAAAGACCCTTTTGTTTTATTTGCTCAGGAAACAGATCCAGTAAGAAAAGCAGGATATCTTATGGATGTCCAAAAAGCAATGGGTACAGACTTTGTTGAGATGCAAAACTTGCTTCGTAAGTCTGGATTAAGTAAGTCGACAACACCTCTAGGAGTTGGAGTAGTTGGAGTAGATGAATCTTCTGCGATTGAAAAGATTATCCTTGCATCTATATCAAGCCAGTTGCTTCCACTTGATTTCTTAAAAGCCTACAACAGTACTGTTAAGCCAAAAGATGGCCCCAAGCAGCCAGATACAACTACAAGATATACCAAGCAAATTCAGACAGCACTTCAATTCAAGGATCTTGGCGATGCTCGCCAGTACTACAACAATGCTTATTTCACAGCATTTGGTCAGTGGCCAGCCCCAGAACTAGATAAGAAGTTTCAGGATTCATGGAATGCACAGGTCAAGCAGCAGAATCAACCTACAACTACTTCTGGTAAAACAGAGTTTGCTCCAATCTATGATACTAAGAGCAAGCCAGTTATTGACCCTAAGACCAAGAAGCAGAAGGTCGACAAATTTGGAAACAAAGAATTTTCTAGCATTAAAACCGTTGATGGTGTTAAGCAGTATAAAACTGTAACAACTGGAACATCTACATCACAGGGTGAAGGATTCACAGCAGAAGAGCAAACAGAGTTTCTTGCTGACTTCCTTGTAGCAAACTTCCCAGAAGAACAGTGGAATGTGGATGATATCGGTGGTTCTGCAAAGACCATCTACGATACAATCAAGGCATACCACACGGGCAACTATGATGTTGCTCCTGACTTTGCAACAGTTTCTCCGCTTATTAAGAATCTTCTATCTAACCCTGACGAGAAGGTCCAGAACGAAATGTACGAGCAGTACGTATCAGAAATTCAAGCCAAGTCTGGTAACCGTTTTATGGCTATCAAGAACTCTCTTAAGCCAGGCGAAACAGCCAACAAGTATGTTGCTCCAGTGCTGCAGACACTATCGGCCGGCCTTGAGACCAACATCGGTATTAAGGATCCTCTTGCAGTACAGGTTCTTAACTTCAAAGACGAGAGTGGTGAGTACAGATTGCCAAACGAGTTTGAGATGCAGAAGATTATTAAGAACGATAAGCGTTACGATAGTACATCAACAGCAATTAATACAGCAGTCAATATGGCTCAATCACTAAAGAATGCACTGGGGTAATCATGGCAACAGATTCAAGTAGTAGAGCCAAGGCAACTCCAGCACAGGCGGCTGCAGTGGCGGCTGCTGAGGACAAGGCAGAAAAAGCCAGAATTGCTGCGAAGCGGAATGCAGTTGCTAAACCGCAAACCGCAGATGAAAAAATGCTTGGTAAACTCACAACTCTTTTAGATAGCATGAAGAAGAATCTTGCTGATCTGTATGTATCGCAAGGTCTTAATCCTGACGGAACACCAAAGCCAGTACCTGTTGTTACGCGTACTCAGAAAATGCAGGAACAACGTGCTATAGACGCAGGAATGACGGTTGAAGAAGCCGCAGGAAACCCTATATTTAATAAGGCAGTACAACCAGTAGCACCAGCAGGATTCCGTTATACATGGATCGGTGGCACTGATACTGGACAGTGGAAACTATACCAGAATACAGGTAGCGTAACTCCAGGAGGAGGCGCTGGCGGTGGCGCTAAAGCCAATGCTGGTGGTGGGACAACATCTGCAACAGGAACTCCATCTACAAGCGTAGATGTTCTCAAGGCGCTACTCAAGTCCCAAGGATTTTCGTCAAATATGCTTGACTCCTCAACATCCTATCTTAATTCACTCCTTAAGGATGATCTTGATTACGATAATGCTGTTGCTATATTTCTCAATACCAAAGAATACACACTCAAGAATGGAACTAAGTTAACCTCACCATTCTACTCAGAGTATGGATACCTCAATGAGGGTCTTGCTACCCCTAAAGAAGCAGGCGAACTGTTTAACGCTGTTGAAGGCTATAAGGGTATTAAGCAGAAGTATGGCCTGAGCGACAAGTTCCTTAGCACAGAGTCACTCAAGAACTACGTAAAGAACAACGTCACAGTCCTTGACCTTGATGAACGCGCTAATACTGCACGTTTGGCTGCTATTCAGGCAGACCCAGCAAAGACAGATGCACTTATAGCATTAGGTTATATTGCAACCAAGGAAGGTCTACAAGACTTCTACCTTGATTCAAAGATTGGCAAAGAGCAGTTAGAGATCAATAGAAATACAGGAGCATTTGTAGCAGAAGCAATCCGTCGTTCTAAGACAGGTATTTCTACTGCCCCTGGTCAGATCGAAGGCATGAAGGCTCTTGCTGCTTCTCTTACTGAGAAGGGCTATACAGAGGCTCAGATCGCTCAACTTGCATCTACAGGCTTTGAAGAGATCGGAAAGACTCTTGAGCCACTGACTAAACTAGAGAATATTTATGGAGTCAAGGCTGACAAAGAGGCTATCCAAAAAGATCTTCAAACAGAAGAGTTCCTAGGAATGGCATCAGAATTACGCAAGAAGCGCAAAGAACAAGAAGAACTAGCATTTAAGCGTAAGAGCGGAACCATGGGAGCAAGCCGAGGATTCGGTGGCTCACTAGGTACACGCTCCACACTCGGAGCAGTATAAAAAGAATTCCATTGGACCTATCGGCCCCAATGGTGTATAAGACCGATAGTACGAGCCAACTTGGAGCCCCTTCCAATCTTGAGGCGTACGCCAACTACTAACAAGGG